GCATTACGATAATCTTTATCCTCATCGTTAGACGCGCCACCCCACACAATCATGTGGCGATAGTCAATTAGTTTACCAAACTGAACACGGGCGCACTTCCATAGTTTAGAAATGATACCCCAAATACGATCCTCGGACGCGCCTAACGTAGTAGTAGCAACCCAAGACGAAGTGCAGTGCGGAGCAGCGCACCAATCCAAATAAACCCACAATCCAACTGGAAAAGATTTACCCATCGAAGCCGCGCCTGCTAAACAAATATCTGTATTATTACAGAGTTCTTCAAGCGTTCTCAACAACTGGGTATTAGTGTAACCACGATTGACGATAGAAACCTCAGTCGGCCATTGTAGTTTGACGGCATTGATGAAGTGTTCGTGTGGTGAGAGTAACTTAAAATCTGAAAGATTTATATTTTGTTTGTTGCAATAGTCTTTTCCGTATTCACCTCGGCTTATAGCGTAGCAGTATAACTCAATACCAAGATCATCCATGTTTTCTGGGAATTGAATACCATAGCGACGAACACCTTTGTTTGAAGAAAAAACTCTTGACATATCAATAAGAAAGTATATTTTTCGATCAAAGGCAAGATGAAACTGAAAAACAAAAACCTCGCTCCAGTCGGTGGCTTTTACTGGCGTTATGAGATCAAGCGCGATAAACTCACGTTTCCAGCGATTGTTTACGGAAGCACATGGAGCAGTTTGATGCAGAACATTCAGAAAGACTATCGCTCCAACGGAGTTGAACTTCCTGCTAACATTGAACAGATGGTTGAAGATCAAATCTGCCAACGCCAACCAAGCGATCGTTGCTGGTATAATGATGGACTCGGAGATAGGATTGCACAGGTTATTCACACAGTAGCCAAGACTACTGACAAAGTTTTAGGAACTAAACTTGAGCATAAAGCTCGCGGATGTTCTTCTTGCAATAAACGCAGGAATGCGCTCAACTCATTATCGTAAACGATAAAAATTATGCTATCCATCGGAAACGACAACTTTTCACTTGCTGTCTTAGATCAAGACGGCAAACCACCAGAAACACGAATCTCCAACGCTTCGCACGCTTGGAACATCGCAAATCATCTTCGGCTTGCTAATATCGGGCGCGAAAATAAGCGCATTCGTATCTATAAGGCGTATAAGATGTTCCCCCCCACAGGGTATAGCAAACTTGCCGAGAAGCGTCTGCCTTGGCAATCGGATGTAAACTACGGACAACTTGGATTTATCGTAGATAACCAAAAGTCCAGTTACTACGATGTAATTACAGAACGGCAGGCTTGCTGCACGATCAAAAGTAAATTTGGCAATGAAAAAGAACGCCTCGTTAACTCAGAGAACATCGGAATTGCATTTGACCAAGCAATCCGCGAATGGCCCGGATACCTCTACAATACAGAGCAAGACCTTGAGGAAATGTTGCTGTATGGAAAAGGAATCGGAATGTGGGATAGCCCACTCGGATGGATGCCAGAACACGTTTACCTCTCCGACCTTCTCTTTCCAGACGACATTAGGATTGACTTTTGCAACCTTGAAGAGTTTGTCCGCCGTGTCCGTTTGACACCATACGAACTCTACAAGAAGATTGAGAATCGTGCGGCGGCAGAAGCAATGGGATGGAATGTGGACGCAGCAATTGACGCTATTCGCTTCCACCGTGCATTCAGCAACAATCGCAAGACCCGTGAAGACTTTTTCCGCACGATCAGCGAAGCAGGATTTAACTGGTCACTATCTGTAAACCAAAAGATTGACCTCTACGAAGTTTACTGGAGGGAGTTTGACGGAAAGATCAGTAAGGCGATTATCCTTCAAGACTACCAACCCATCTCGGACTATATCAACTCCAATATCAAGGGAGCAGGCAAGATCAGTGAAGATGATGTCAGAAGCCAACACGGGTTTATGATGCTCAAGATTGGACTCTTCAACTCATGGGATGAGATCATGTATATGCTGACCGACTCGGTTGGTAGCGGACTCTTCCAAGACATCAAGAGCCAAGCTGAATCGGCATTCGTCGCCTGTCGCCAGTATGACTTCACAATGAACTCATTGGTTGATGCCGTGCGCCTCAACTCCATGTTGATGATCGAAGGTCAAGGCCCAGACGCAACTAAGATGTTGAAGCAGATGGAATGGTTGCCAATCAGCGTAATGCCAGATGGCGCGAAGTTTATCCAGAACCGCTTCCAGCTTCCAGTAGCAGAGAGCATGAGCTTCATGCAGTTCTTCATGGGAGATATGTATAGGGGCATGGGTCAATATCGCATCAATGCTCCTACCGCTGGTGGAAAGCAACGCACTAAAGGAGAAGCAGAATTGGATGCGGCTGAGTCTGCAAAACTTTCTGGAACTCAGATTCGTCGATTCAACGAGTGCCAAACTTTATATTTCAAACAACTCTACAAACGATTCGTAAGTGCCAAATCCAGCGATGATGGATACGAATATGTTAAGAAGTTCTATGAGATTCTTGAGGAACTTGGAACACCTAAAGAAGCGGCAGCATATAAGAACATCACAAGCATCCGTTCTAACCTCATCAATGGAGCAGGTAGTCCATCGTTCAAGTTAATCACAGCAGAGAAGCTACTGAACATCACAGCAATCACTCCAGCCAACGAAGGGCAAGAGAACGCAGTTAAAGACGCAATTGCGGCACTCTCTGGCAGGGACAACGTAGCTCGTTACCGGAATACCAAGCCAACCAAGATTACTGATACCGCTCGCGTAATCGGGTTTGAAAATGCTGGTATGACTGATGCGTTTGTTAACCCACAAAACTTCCCAGTGCTGCCAACTGATCCGCACATCGAACACGCAGTTGGTCACTTGCAAGACATGATGATGCAGTTGCAGATGAACCTGCAATCTGTGCAGCAAGGTCAACCAGAGCTTGCAGAACTTTCCAAGGCAGTCCGCTCAGTCAAATTCAAGGGTGGTCACATCATGGCGCACGTTGAGTATATCAGCAAAGACCCATCTAAAGAAGACTTCTTGAAACAATTCATGCAGGGAATGAATGAAGCTCAGAAAATGGCAGACGAACTCCAACAAGTTTACGTCCAAATGGCTGAAGCTGAAGCTCAGAAACAAGGTCAACCAAACTCCGAGGAAGACATCAAACTTCAATACCTCGCTGCTAAATCTGGTATCGAAATCGACACCAAGAAGAAGCTTGCTGACATCTCGGTTGGCAAGGCTTCTATCAGTCATGCTCAACGCACTGAGCAGCGTAAAGAACAAGGCATCACTCAACTCGCGCTTCAGAAGGCTAAAGCCCGTGCAGAGATTCAGAAGGAGAAATCCAAGCAAGCAGCAATGCAGGGTGAAGCTCCAGAAATGGAAGAGCCGGAGGAAATGGAAACCGAAGAGGTTGAGACTCCAGAAGTAACTGAAGAAGTTGAAGTTGAAGAAACTCCAATGCAGACACCAACACAAACATGACAACAGACAAAGTAAAATCCCTATGCGCGGCGATAACCTCACACGAAGACTGGAACAAACTACAGGCGTATTTACTACTTAACGTAAATCCACCAGAAGGAGTAACCACGCTAATCCATGCAATCAAAACTATTGAAGCTATTGGAACTGAAGAGCAGGGAGCATTCAAAAAAACAAAAGCTGCTGGAAAACTTAAAGAACCAGCGGACAGCACGATTGATCCAGACCTCGACGAAATCTAATTTATGGCAGACCCAAACGACACAGCAGAAGTAATCAAGGAACTGAAATCCAAGCCTCAAGTTCCGATTAAAGGTAATACATCTGACTTCCTCAAGAAGTTCAGCAAACAACAATCCGACGAGGGTAAGCCAAGTGCTACCAATGTTGGTGATCCTAAACTTGGAATAGCAAAATACAATGAAGAAGAACCACCAGAAGAAGTGGCGGGAGTTACCGAAGCTGAAATCACATCTGACCGAACAGGAAAAAAGAAAAAGTTCGTTGAGCGACAAATCGAAGAGAACCGCAAGCTCAAAGAAGAACTTGAGAAATACAAGAAAGATGAAATCCCCAAGTTTGAAACCAAAATCCAAGAACTTGAGCGAATGGTATCCGAGTCAACATCGACTAAAGAAGCCAACCACTACCAAGATCAACTCAACAAAGCCAACCAAGAAAAGTTGGAAGTTGAGCAACAACTATCAGAGCAAATCAAAGACCTTCGGGGTAAGCTGGACTTCCACGACATCACAAGTAATCCAGATTTCAAAAAGACTTACCTCGATCCTATCAAAAGCACCTACGATACTGCGCGACAATTGCTATCGAATGATCCAACTCTTCTTTCGACATTCTCCCGTGCTGTCAATGCAAATGCCTCCATCTTCAATGCGTCCTCCGAAGAGGATCGTCGAGCGGCGGAAGCCGACCGCGACCAAGCGTTCGAGGAAATCACGAACTCGCTCTCGCAGTTCAAGCAGTATCAATTCGCGGAGCAAGTCAACAGCTTCATCAAAGCAACTCAAGGACATCACGCAGCTCTTGTCAACTTTGAAGAAACCAAGCAGAATATCCTTCAAACCGCTAAACAAAAAGAGCAAGAAGGCAGGAACAAGTATCTAAACCAGTGGCGTGAGGGCTACAAGAATACCCAGCAGGAGATTGATCGGGCTACTGAAATCCCAGATACAATTGCTGATTACATGAAGGAGAAGGGAATCAAGTATGACATCTCCCGCGACGAGGCTATTGCTCTGGCAGCTACCCAGCAGACCAATGAGCAGGCATCAGTTGAAGACATGAACCGACTGATCCACCAAGGCCGCGCCTATCAGAAGATTCAAGCACAACTGAAAGCATACCAAGAGATGGTAAAAGAAAAAGATGAGTATATCGCACAACTGAAAGGTTCGTCGCGCATCTCGTCATCATCAAGTGCATCGGATTCCCAGAAACCAAGAATGAGCATTACGGAAGGACTGGCTGCTAAACTTGCGAAATTCTCACCGCAAGGTCGAACAGCATAAGCCTTACATTCTTGAGTCTGGTCATAGACGGGGGAGGTAGTTTGCGTTCTACCTCCCCCAAACTTTTTTTAAAAATATCGCTTGACATAGTAAATAAGTGATTGCAATGTCCGTTCAAAGAGAAATCCGAAATTATCGTTTACGATAAAATTAGGGATTCAACCGCACTCTGGTTGGCGAGTTTTCGACCTCGCATTAAAAGCGATTTCTGGACAGAAGAAACTCTGGGTTGAGTCCAGCAGAGGAAACCAAGCACTCGCTTGCTATTCCTCTGTGATATAGTTGGCGGTGCAAAACTAAAACTAAACCAAAATCAAATATATCAATGAGCGATCAACTCTACTTCAATAGTTGTGCCGAGATTGACAGTTTCTTCCGCGAGGGCCGCGAATATTTCAACGACCTCTACGTCAAGAAGCTCGTCACCAACTCTGCATATTTCACCCGTTTCGAGGAGCAAGCATGGCCTCTTAACCACACAACCGAGCAGAAAGCATTCCGCTTTGGCCGTGGATTCCACGATCCTTGCGCTCCTTTCCGCACGATCACCGACACCTACTGCGAGACTGATTCTTGCGATAGCAAACCCGAAGTCATCCAACGTCCCGGCACTGAGAGCTACACTTTCGAGCTTCTCCGTAAAGAGATGACCACTGACTGGATTTGCGTTGAGAGCCTTCTCTATCGCCTCTTCCCCGCTGAAGAGATTCTCCAGTTCGAGGAGTCGAATGCCCGTATCACCAAGAACGTCCACGAAGAGTTCCTTCGTTCCAACTACATTGGTGGTTCTGGACACAAATGGATGGGCATCACCACGGATGACGGAACCTACTGCGGACTCGTTGACGATGCAGCATGGTTCGTTCCAGAGCATACGCTCAACAACGAAGCTGGCTACGACCTCTGCGCTCTTCGCGTTAAGATGGCTCCTGCCGACCTCAACAAGATCGCTTATCTCTCGCTTGATATGCTCGACGATGCACTCGTTGACCTCCAAGACGAAGATGACGCTTTCCGCCTTGATCTCCAAGACGCGACTGGTCAGCCTTTGCTCGACATCGTTATCCCTGATCCTCAAGTTGGCCGTGCGCTTTACTTCCAAGCCAAGCGTAACAATGGTTACTGGGATGCTAACACGGACTTCGATGAACGCCTTACCCGTCTGAAACTTGGCATCAATCGTATCATCGGCGACTACGCTTTTGGTTACGACATCAACGCCGCTCGCTTCAACGCTGACACTGCCTTCAACGCATCGCTTGGAGCTTTCAATGAAGCTGATCCTGCGACATGGGCACGTCTCGTTCGCGTTCCTCGTTACATCAAGATCGTCCAAGAAAACGGATGCTCCTATGTTCCTAACCGCGCTTACCGCAATGCCGACTTCGGTATCTCGGTTGCTATGGTTAACAAGGCAATGTGCAAATGGACAATGCCATCCTCGACTGGATACGGCCAAGCCCAACAAATGACCCAGAACTACGCTGGTGATTGGGAGTGGAAAAACCCAGATTGGGAGTGCAACCGCTGGCGCAAAACGGGCTTCTATCAAGCCCAGTTCCGTCTCGCTGCACAGGTCAAAGACCCAACCATCATGCACTCGTTCCTGCATCGCTTGCCTAAGAGCAAGAGCCTCTATGGTTCCTGCTGCGAGGTTCAGAGCTACATCGTTCCTGAGAACAATCAGGACTGCTATAGCTGCGCTGGTGTGGGTGACATCGTTGTGCCTTCCTAAGTTAAATAGGGGAGGGGCTTATTCAAGCCTCTCCCCACAACC